GAGCGAGCAGTGAATCACAAGCTCGGCCCCGAAGCCGTTGGCTTTCGAGACGAGTCCGATGTGCCCGTGGTGCCCTTCGCGATCGGGATACACGAGCACATCGGCCGGTTTCGCCTCGCCCCACGGGAGCAATGCCGCGAACCCGTAGGACGAGAGCGCGTCACGGTAAACGTTCGATGTTTCGAGCCAGTCACCGCCGGGCAGGTGCGGAATCACACCGTTCGGAAGATACCGATCGACGCCGAGCGCCCACGCGACAAAACCCGAGCAATCGCATTCCGGATCACCCGGGAGCGTTGACAGTGGATCACGGCCGCCGTGCCCGAGCATGTATGGCGTTTCGTGCCCGATCGCAGATCGCGCACGGCTCACCACCTGATCGCGCAGCAGTTCCCCAAGCGACTTGACCACTCGCGTGCCCTCCACTTTGTTCCGCCGAGAACGCGGCGCACCGTCGATCGGGCCGGGATCCGATCTAGGGGCGCCGCGCCCCGGCGATCATGGCGTAAAAGCGCGCTCCCCATAGTGCTCGAACTTGAACGCCACCGCCCGGGCGACTTCAGCCTCGAACAGCGGATAGAACGCCGCCACATGACGCCGAGCGATCGCAACGAACTGAAGCCGGCGATCGAGTCGCGCCTCATGCCGGAACAGGTACAGGACGATCGGCTTCGCCTTGCCCGGCTGCTGCTGCATGATGCCGCGGCCGGGCTCCACGAACGTGCGTTTCGCGCCGATCGTGCGCTTGCCCTGCCGTTGCAGCCGGAACGACTCCACGAACATGCGCCGCGGCACGTTCTCGCTGAACGTTGGCCGCGCCGGGCTCCCCTGCCTCGGGATCGCGATGGCACTGCGCCCCGGCTGCGGCTGCTTCGCCTCGCCGCTCTCGAACTGCTTGAGCAGCAGCCGAGCAGCCTCGCCCACCTTGACGGTGACCGACAGCCCGCCCGGCCGCGCGCTCGCCCACGGCGTCTGAATCACCGTCGCTTGCCGAAGGATGAACTTGCCGCCGCGCGGCCGCAGCCGGAACACGTCGCGCACATGCGCGCGCTCGGCGACTTGGATCTTTTTCGCCGTGGCGTTGAGAGCGTTCGCCGCTGCGATCCGCAGCGAACGCTCCCCCTTGCGCATGTAGTTCAGCACGTCGCCGGCCCGGGTCGTGACTCGGATTTCCATCGGCTTAGGCCGCGATCGCGGTTTCCTGCCGCAGATCGAGCTTGTCGCGCTCGCCCTCGTACAGCACGAACGCATCGACAACAAAGTTGGTGATCGCACCGCTCGGCGCATTGAAGCCGATCTGGATGAACCCCCACGGGATATAGGCGTGAGGTGCGGTCGGCGAGATGATGCTGATCGCACCGTTGAGGGTGACGTTCTTACCGCCGATCTGATCGGAATGCGTGGTGCCCGCGGCCCCGGCGAACCCGGCGTCAGCCTGCACCATGCCGAAGCCCGTCATCACCGTGGTGCCGACAGTCTGCGCCCCCGCGGTCGCGCGCGCGGTCAGGATGATCGCCTTGGCGCCGAGGCACGGGATCTTCAGCGTCGAGGTGCTGCCGCTGTATGACGCGAGGTTCACAACGTTCGGGTAATAAACGCACTTCGCCATCGCTCACCTCCTAGTCGATGTTGATCGCCATGATTTCGGTGCTCCAATCGGACGGCCCGAGATTCTGTGTCACGTCGAGCACGAGCATGGCCTTGCCGGTCCAGAGTCCATCGCTGCCATACTTCGAGAACGCGGCTTTCGCGTCAACCGACGAGTCGATCGGGATCACCTGCATGCGCCGCACATCGGGCATGTAGTTGGTGGACAACTTACACACCACGCGCGGCGGCCCGCCCACGTCGAACCGCCGGTTGCGCAACTGCACCGCCGACGACTCGTCGCGGATCCACTCCGCGGTGACCTGAAGTTCTTCGCGCGGATCGTAGTAGCTCTCAAACGTCGCCGCGATCGTCTCGCGGCTGCCGCGCTGATAGTCGGCGTGCGTCATCCCGAACGTGAACCCGGCCGAGTCGGTTTTCGCGAACCCCACCACGTCGGCGCAGTTCGTCGCCACGTTGGCGCCCGTGCCCCACTTGTACGTCTTGGTGTTCGTCACGTCGCCATCGCCGATGAAAAAGCGATCGCCGTAGCGGGCTTGCGGCGCCGTGATCGAGGCCGCTGCCGCCGGCGCGGAGCCCGATGCGTAGATGAACCCGGCCACGGGCAGCGCCGAGGTGGCGAGGCCGGCGGCCGTGTTGAGCGACGGGAACGTGAACGTGCCGCCCGTGGCCGAGATCGTGAACTTGTTGGTGCTATGCGCGTAGCTGCACGAGAACACTCGGCCGTGCCCGGGCACAGCGTTCATCGCCCGCGCGATCTCAAGCGCGAGCGTTTCGGCGGCATAGTCGGCGGCCGCGAGCGTCGCCTGATACGGCGATCCGCCGACAACGAAATCGAACAGGTTGTTGAAACCGGCCTTGATCGAGAACCCGTAGCCGGTGAACTCGGAGTTGTCGGCCTCCTGCGCACGCACCTTGGTGCGCCATTCGTCCGCGAGGTTGATCGCGGAATACGTGCCGGCAGCGAGCGTGCATGCCTTCGTGACACCGCCCACGACCCAATCGAACTTGTCGTTGACGCCCGTGGTGATCACTAGCTTCTGATCGCGCACGGTCGGCTGCGTGAGCCCCTGACCGCTGCCCGTGGAGTTGACGAACGCCTCGTAGAGCGTGCGGTTCTTGAAGTAATCGAACCCGTATTTCACGCGCAGCGCGTGCCGCACGTCCACAACGCTCGTTTCCTCGGCCATGAACCCGGCCATGAGATCCCACGGCACCGCAAGGTCGTAGTCGATCAGCGCCCCCGGCTTCCACGGGAACGCGAGCCACTTGTTCGTGAACCGATCGAGGAACACCGCGACGCCGGCCTGCTCGGCCATCTTTTGCACCGCCTGCTGCACCGACATGCGCTCGGCGATGTGCACCGCGAGCTTGAAGTCAGACGGCTGCGCGTTCCGCAGCGTGTCGCGCAGATCCACAAAGCTGCCGGTCACGCCGACGCCCGTCTCGATCGAGCCACCCGACACGCCGCCGTAGGTGACAAGGAAATGCCGGATAATGTCGGCCGGGCGCTCGATCAGCGCGCTCGCAACGCCGGTGTAGGTGCCGCTGCCGTCATCCTTGTAACCCTTCACGTTGCCGTAGAACTGGCCTTCGAGCGAGAACTGCGGGTCGATGGTCGCGAAAATCTTGAGCGGGATAGGGCGGCCGCCGACAGGTTGGTATCGCGGCGCGTTGACGATCCTTTGCCCCTTCACCACGCGCTTTCCCGGCGTCACGAGACTGCGCTGCGGCCGGTACTTCACGACCAGCACGACCCAATAGATCTTCGCTTTGTTCGTCGCGCCGCCGGTGAAATCGACGCGCACATCGAACAGCGCCGTGCCGTTGTCGCCGAACCCCCAAGCGTTCGCGTCATAGTCCGCCGCGGCCCATGTCCCCGTCTGCACGGCGGGAGTTGTCGCGGTGGCGACCCAGTTCGCGGTCGTGGTGCCGAAGCCGACGCCCGGGGTGCGCGAGCGGATGCGCAGGTTGTTGCCGTTCCCGGCGTCACCCGACCACGCGACATAGTATTGCACCGACTCGATGCGCCCGAGCGCGCCGGCGTTCGGCAAGATGAGTTGAAGCTGAGTCTTGCCGGCGCCCTGATCCAGCGTCGAGAACGAGGTTTCATCGAATGGATCCATTGCCCGCCGCGGCTCTCCGGCTGTGTTCTCGCCGCCGGTCGTGCGCACGTCGATGGGGATGATCGCCGCGTATGCGATCGTCCCCTCATCGGCAATCGATAGGTAGCTCTCGCTGCTGCCGAGGGTTTCGGTGATGCCCGCGGTATCGAGCGGGTTCAGCAGGTTCTCGCCCACGATGAACGCCGAGAGCCCGTTCGCGCGATCGAGAATGTCGGTACACAGATGCGACGCCGCCACCACCTTCACGTTCGCCGCGCCGACGCCGGCATCGACCAGCACGAGCGGCACGACGCCGAGGCCGGCGCCGGAATCCTCCTGCTTGCTGCGGCTGCCGTAACCGCTTGTCCACGGCGTGCGCATCTTCGGCGCGCTGTGATCTCCGTAGATGATTGGGATGGGAGCGCCCTGCGACACGTCCGGCGAATCGGGATAACTCACCTTGTCCACGACCGTAGGCGGCACCTGCCGGTTCCACGACATATCTTGCAGCAGCAGCAGCCGCATGCCATCCGGCCCAATGTCCACGACGCGCGACACGCGGCCCTTGTAGATCTGGAACATATCGCTCGAACTGAGCGGCGCCAGTTCCGGCGGCATCACCACCCACAGATAGAGAGTCACGAGCGCGTTCGCGAACAGGTTGCTCGCGAGCATCGTCTGATTCGTGTCCGCGCTTCCCGTCTGATTCGGGTCGCGGCGCTTCGCGAGGTAGATCGAGGCATCGCTCGGGTTCACTCCCGGCGAGAGCAGCGCCACCGATTCTCGGATCGCATCGGGGCGCAGCCCCTCGACCCATGTGTTGCCGTCCGGGGTGTCGCACCCGAACGTCGCGTAGCGCAGCGTTTTGGCGCTCGGCGTCGTGATCTCGATCTTCGCGAGGCACACGCGGTGAACGTTCGTGTGCCGCCACGCCAGCTTGAATGCATCGGTTGCCGGACTGCTCACGGCATCCCCACGAACTCAACGTCAACGTCATAGGTGCTGCCGAACACGAGCGCGTCGGTGAGCTTGCCGGCGCGCATGAACACCTCGTAAACGGCCGGGATCTCGTCAATGAGCAGCGCCGGGTACGGCTGCACCTGCGCCAAGATGAACGCCGTGCGCACGGCCGCCGGGCAACTGGCCCACGGGAACGAGAAGGTTTTTGCGACGAGCCCCAACTGATTCAGCACCACCACGCCAGATGGAAGCGTCTGCTCGCTGCGGATCTGCTCGATCGTGCGCGAGCCACCGCGGGAGTAGATGCCGCCAAGATCGGTCACATCGCAAGCGTAAAAGTTGCCGAGGGTGAACGAGGTGGGATCGATCGAGACAGCGATCTCGAACCTGACAGAGCGGCAGGTGATCGCCGAGAACTCGATCCAGTCGTCGCGCAACCCGAGGCCGCCACCGCCGAGCGAGGTGCCATCCAAGATGCCGCGCGAAGTCCATGTGCCGCCCGGGGTGTAGGCGCCGGTCTGCGTGAACACCTCGATTTGATCCACGCGCCCGTATTGCGTGCGAAATCCGCAGTAGGCGACCGTATCGATCGTCTTGTCGGCGCCGAACGAAAAGTCAACGTCATAGTTCCCGATGCCGAGATCGCCCGATCGCCACAGATCATAGCGATCGTGGTGCAGCAGCTTCGCCATCGTCCACGGCGCAAGCTCGAACAGCGCCGGCGCCCCGCCGCCGGTGCCGTTCTTGAGCACGAGCCCGGCGCTTTGCGCGCTCACGAGGAAGTTCGTGATCCCGAGCTTGACGTTGCTCATCCCGAGGCCGCCGCGATCTCGGAGAGCCGGCTATCGGCCGTCCGCATGGCGCCCGTAGGCGACAGCAGTTCGCCGAGCACGTCGCGCGGCGAAAGCGTCTGGATCACGAACGTATTGCCGCCGCCGCGCGCCGCGGGCGCCGCGGCCACGTTGGCGCCAGCCGTGAACTTGTTGGCCGCGGTCGTGGCGTTCCCGAGGCCGGCGCCGCCCACCTCGCCCACGCTGCCGATCGCGCCGCCGAGCAGCGGGTTCCCGGTGAGCGATCCGACGACCAGCCCGAGCAGCTTGAAAAACCACTTGATCGCTTCGGACGCAAGCAGTTCGCCCACCGCAGCGAGAATCCCCTGCACCATGCTGTCGATGATCGCTTTCCCCGCGCTGCCGAACGTCTGCATCTTGTTGGTAAGGTTCTGGAACACATAGGCGAACCCGTTCAGCATCGAGTCGCGCAACTGCGCCATTGCCGACGCGATGCGATCGGCGTTGCGCAGCGCAGACTCGGCCCACTCGCCGAACTGAAGCCCGGGATCATCGGCCGGCCCCTGCACCTGAATGAGCTTGAGCATCGACTCACGCGAGCGCGCGACGCCCTTTGTGATCTCATCGAACACGCGCTCGAAACTCGCGCGCTCCGAGATCTCCTTCGGCTCGAACCGCATGCTCGTGATGAGTTTTTCCTTCCACTCCGCGAGTTTCTTTGCCGCCGCGGCCGCGGCCTTCTCTTGATCGGCGAGCCATGCCTTGAAGTCGGCCGCACCCTGCTCGTTGCCGGGGCCGAGCATCGGCTTCTCGCGCGCCGGCAGTTGGATCTCGGCGCCGAGCACAATCGCCGCCCCGCGCGCGAACCACGGAATCTTGTTGATGCGGTTGCCAATGTCGATCAGGTGCTCGATCACAACGAGCATCTTCGTGATCGTCGGCGCCATCCCCGCGGCGGCCTGTTTCCAAAAGCCTTCCCACCGCACCTTCAGCCCGTCAACGGCGTTCTCCATCTTCAGCATCTTGTCGAACGCCAAATCATCGAAAACGTTCCCCGTATCCTTGGCGTCCTGCGACACCCTACCGAACGCTTTCGCCAGTTCGAGCAGCACCGGAATCGCTCGCGTGCCACCGCGGGAGCCGAAGATCTCCATCGTTTGCGTCACGCGCTCGGTGGGATCCTTGAGCGCCGCGAGCCCCTGCGCTGCTTGGATCAGCGCCGTGAACGTGTCGTGCGAGGTGACGCCGAGCTTGGCGAGAAGCGGGTTCTGTTCGGAGATCGCTTTGTTCAGGAACTTGATCGAGGTTTCGAGCGTCTCGGCCGCGATGCCGTTGGTGCGAAAGCTGAACTGAAGCACCTGAAGGTTCTTGACGCTGATCCCGGTAACGTCGCTGAGGTTGCGCAGCGCCTCGGCCGCGGCCGTCTGCGTCTCGATGAACTTCACGGCTTGCTCGCCGGCGGTGCGCACGGCATCGCCGAGCATCTTCAGCGCCTCGAAGCTCACCACCGTCTTGAGGCCGCCGATCAGCCCCTCGAAGTTCCGTTGGATGTTCTTCAACGTCGCCGAGGCTTCATCGACAGCCCGGATCGTTACCTTAGCTTCGGCCATCGCTCAGTTGTCCTCGTACAGCGCCGCCAGCGTCAGCAGAATGGCGCCGATCCCCATCTTGTCGCGTTGGATCGAGCGCGAGATCTCGGCGTTGAATGTTCGCGCGCGGTACACCCGACCCGCGCGCCAGATCGTCATGTTCGTGGCAAGATCAGGATCCCGAAGCGCCTGCAACGGCGTCATCCCGAACGCCCTCGCGTACCGAGACAGTTCCAGAGCTTTCGCTCCCTGCCTCTCGTTGTCGAACAGGAAACGTAGCGGCTTCGGCCGCCCCGCTCGCGAACCCGCTCAATCGCAGGATCACGGCGGCCAATGTCGATAGGTCGGTCACGCTGAGATAGTGCCCCGGCAACGCCGGCGGGCACTTGGCGGGATCCCATGAGAACGCCGGGGCGATTCGCCGGCCATCGGCGCCGATCAACGCCGTGCCCGCCTCGACAATCGGCGGGAGCACGGCGCGGATCTGGTCGAGCGAATCGAGCGACGAGTCGGCGAGCTTCGCCTTCAGTTCCTCAACGCTCATGGACGCACCCGGCAATCCGAAGTGCTTGAGGTACAGCAGTTCATCGATGCGCGTGCACTCGACCGCGAACGGCCCGTTGTCGCGTGTGCGCAGGTGTTCCAGTTCAACGATCTCGACCGGGGCGACAACCTCGGCGGGATCGCTTGCTCTCTCCCGGCTCATCCTTGCCCCCTTTACGGCAGTGCGGCCTCGGTGTTGCGGAACCTCGCGAGCAACGCGGTGGCGTCGCCCGTGTCGTTGTACGCTTCCCACACAGCGGTTGACAGGATCACGCCATACCCCGCCACCGGCGCGCTCATCTCGACAAGCTGCGACTTGTTCGACCGAAGCTCGAACTCGCGCTTGCTCGTGGAGCCGATCGTCGTCGGGTTTTGGAAGATGAGTTGCGGCGAGCCGTTCGTGAACGCGCGCGCCGCGTCCCACTGCGTCAGCGTGGTGAACTCCTGCTCGAACCGCCAGCGCGCGGTGAGGAAGTCTTGCCGCAACGGCTCGTCCATCGTCAGGCTTCCGAGATAGAACCGATCCTCGGTGTGCGGCTGTTCGAGCGTCACCTCGAACGACCTGATCCGCACGCTCCCGGCCGCATCGGCGGTGCCATCGTCCATCGTGATGCCTTGGTGATACAGCACCGGGAACACCGCGGGGAACGACAGCGCGCCCGTTGGCGTCTGGTTCGAGACGTAATCCTTGGCGAGCACGGTGAACTCGACTTGCAGCATTGCATCGTCGCCCGTGCCGGCCCGGCCGCTCACGCGCATGCTGATCAGCTTCATGCCGAGAACGCGGAAGCACTTGCCCGCGGTCACGTCGCCGATGATCACCTCGGGCGAATACGAGTTGAGGGTGGCGCCCTCCTTGAACGTGTGATCGCGCACGCCGGTTTCAACGAGCGTGTTGGAGTAGGTGCCGAACAGCCCCCGGAACAGTTCGAGCAGCCCCTCGAAGTTGAGCCGCACCACGAACGTGCCGCGCACCGAATACGGCCCTTGGAACAGCCCGCGCCGCGACTGCGCCGAATACAGCGATGGATCTTGGATCACAGAGACGTTCGGCTCCACGTCCCACGAGATCAGTTCGAGCTTGGAAGTCGGCGCGATGTATGTTCCATAGGTCGTTTCTTTCGGGCCGATCTGAAGATAGCTCCTATGACCGAGGCCGGGCATGGATCACACCTCCCTTAGTACCACAGCGTAGCCGCGGGTTTCGTGAAGTTGTAGGTCTTGCAGTGGCAGGCACAGAACGCCGTGCGCACGGTCCCGCCTGACGTTCCAGTTGTCAGGAACGCGCCCATGATCAATGCCGAAGTCATCCCATTCGCGAACTGCGGTAGCTTCGACGGATCCGTGATCTCGGCGCCCAACACACCGTCAACGAACGCTTGCAGCTTCGGCGCGAACGGATCGTAGAGCAGCCGCAATCGCGATCCCGTGTTCTGAGTGGCCGCAGCCGGCAACCCCGTGAGCGGCACGATCGCGATCTGATTGATCCCGTCTCCGGTGCTGCTCACAAGTTCCCATCGCGAGTTTCCGAAGCTCCACCGCAACTGAGCGAGTGGAAAGCCGCTCACGGCGTTGACCGGAAACGGCGGGTTCTGCCCCATCGAGCCGATCTCGATCCCGACATACATGGTCGCCGTCTGCGTGAAAGCCACCCCTCGCGTGAGCGTGCATGCAATCTCTTGCGTGTATCGCGACCAGTGCTCACCGTTCGGCCCGAGCAGGAAATCGCCCGTCAGCAGTTCCTCGATGCGCGCCTCGGTGATCTTGTTCGCGCCCTGCGTGGTCGCTTCGAGGATCAACGCCGGCGGCTCGACCGTCTGCGTCGTGAACCCGCCGCTGTTGCGCTCGACAACGGGCGCCGTCGAGAACGGGTAGATGCGCAGTAACGTGCGCTCCATGTCGAAGCTCAACATGCTTGGATCCGCGAGAAGCGAGAGATCGTGCGGCACCGTGGCATCGATGCGGAACTCCTGCATGCCCATGTAGGCGCCGGAGCGCAGCCATGCCTCGCCGCCCTGAAAGTTGAAGCTCCCCGGCCAGATCCCCGAATCGCTGAATGCCGATTGGAACGTGCCCTCGGCCGCGAAAATGACGCGCAACACATCGGTTCGTAGATCGAGCGCGCGCTGCATGCCATCCTCGGCGTGAGTCGAGCAAACCCACACCCCGAACGTCGCGGTGATCCGGTGCGTCGCGGTTCCGCCATCGGCATCCCTGAACTCCGTTCCAAGGTGCTGAAGCCACATCGACATTTGATTGGGGCCGGGCATGCTATCGCCCGGCGGCCCAACTCTCAGCGTCGGCGGTGCACCCGTGAGCCAGTTGCCTACCGGCGCGGTTCCGATCTTTTCAAGCTCGGCCTGCAACGCGGCCAGCATGAGGTTTTCGAGCGCCTGCTCGGGCACATCCACCCCCGTCACTTCGCAGCACAGAACACCTCGGTGAGCTTCCCATCTTGAATGCGTCGCTGCCGCATCACCCTGAACTGCGCGCCGCCCGTCACTCTCGTGATCGTGGCGCCCTCGACAAGCACGCCCGGCGGCCAATCACTTGTCCATACCGTGATCCGCGTCGCCGGCCCGATGAACTCTCCGGACTGCGCGTCGAGGATCGGTTCTTCGCCATCGTCAACGATGCCCTTGGCGACAGTCGATGCCACCTGAACGTCCTCGCCGAAGTCGGCGAAAAACGCCGCAGCATCGCCGTCGCCAAGAGCCATCGCCTACGTCACCGCACCTTCTTGACGCCGGTTCCGGAAACGCTCACGCCGATGCTCGTGCCCGTCTCCGTGCCGATGTAGCGAATGAAACGCTGACACGACTGAAGATCGAGCGTGATCAACCCGACCTGATTCGCCGTGCTCACGATCGCGAGCGCCGCGCCGGGAACATCGACCCAGTTCGTTGAGCCATCGGCGCTCGACTGGATCTTGCCCGTCACCGTGCCGGCACCCGCGACGGCGCCGGTCATCTGCACGATGTGCAGAAGCCCGTCGAAGTCGAGCGTATCGACAGCAGCGCCGGTGAATGTTCCCGTGATCACCTGCGGCGGGCACAGCGGCGCGACCGGGCTTCCGATCGACTGGAACAACGCCGCCGCGTTGGTTGCACCGGGCATTGCGTACCTCCGTTCTTGTGGGGCGGGTGGCGCGGCTATTTCGTCGGGGCACCAGTCCCCGGCTATTTCGCCGCGCCCCCCAACACGTTCACTCGTCGTTCGACCCGCGCCTGCGCCCGGGCTTCGCCGGCTCCGGCGGCCCGGCGCCGGCATCTTCGCCGGCACCGGGCTCGGTCGCCGCCGGGGTCGCGACCGGCAGCGCG